TTTGAAGGATGTTCCTGCGTGGCAACGAACGACGAAGGCGGGATATGTCCTTGAGAAAAATGGTGCCCCCAGAGAGACTCGAACTCCCGACCTACTGATTACAAATCAGCGAAAGTATCATTTCGCGACGGTTCAAGATGACTCAGTCCACAGGTAATTTCCGCATCAACCGCCTGACTCTCTAGGCTTTTCGCCGTTCACATGCTTTCATCTGCATCCGTCACCATTCGCCGTTTTTTGTTACCCCAAAGTTACCCCGGATGCCAGCAGCAAAGCCATTCACGGTAAAATCGATCGAAGCCATTAAACCAGACGCGTCGAGGAAGGAGATTCCGGACGGCGGCCTGCAGGGCCTTTACCTGGTCGTGCAGCCGACCGGCGTGAAGAGTTGGGCGGTTCGATACCGCCATGCGGGCAAGCCGCGGAAGATGACGTTGGGAGGATTTCCAGCAATCAGCCTTGGCGACGCCCGTGAAAAGGCTCGCCACGCCTTGCGAATGGTCTCCGAAGGCAGGGACCCTGCCACAGAGCAGGCAGAGCAGGAGACCAAGAGGCCCGCGCACATGGATCTGATGCCGGCGCTGCTCGACGAGTTTGTCACTCGCCACGTGACCGTAAAGAACCGGCCGTCTTACGTGAGGGAAAGCAAACGGATCATCGAAAAATACCTGAAGCCGCGATGGAAACAGAAGCTCGTCAAAACCGTGACGAAACGGGACGTGATCAAGCTGCTGGATGAAATCGTTGATCGCGGCTCGCCCATCATGGCGAACAGGGTGCGGGCGCTGCTGAGCAAGTTCTTCGCCTGGGCCATGGAGCGCGACATAGTGGACGCCTCCCCCGTCGTATCGATCAAAGCGCCATCGGAAGAGAAGACACGCGACCGCGTTTTGACAGATGAGGAAATCCGCTTCCTATGGCTCGCATCTGAGGAGCTCGGGTACCCATTCGGCCCCATCGTGAAATTGCTGCTGCTGACAGCTCAGAGGCGAACGGAAGTCTCCGACGCACTATGGGATGAGATGGAGCTTGGGGGGAATAACCAGCTTTGGGTTATCTCGGCCGACAGAGCAAAGAATCGAAAGGAACACTTCGTCCCGCTTACCGCCTCTGCGCTGGAAATCATCCAGGCGCTTCCGAAGGTCAAGCCGGCTGAGGACGAGGAGGCAAAGCCCATCTACCTTTTCACCACGACGGGCAAAACGCCTGTCTCTGGCTTCTCTAAAGCGAAGACCCAGCTCGACGCGGAAATGCTCACAATTGCGAGGAAGGAAGCCGAGGAGCGCGGGGAGGATCCAGAAGGAATTGCGATTGAGCCATGGACCTACCATGACCTTCGGCGCACCGCCGCGAGTGGAATGGCTCGACTAAGCGTTCCCGTTCACATCGTGGAGGCAGTGCTTAATCACCGATCGGGGTCGATTAAGGGCGTCGCCGCCGTCTACAACCGTTATGACTACGCGGAGGAAAAGCGAGCCGCATTGACAGCGTGGGACGCCGAAATTCTAAAGATATCGAAACGAAGAAATGCGTAGGTTGGAGGATCTGGTCGCCAGCCGTGGTGACTAAAGCTCATCTGCCCACTCAATCGAAATTCGCCCCTGCAGGACATTCAACGCCCGACCGATCGCCTTGTAATTAGGCCCATTACCTTGCCTGCACCCATGCGCGAAATATCCTCTGGTCTTGGCTTCTCGATCGAGGTCAACGAGGGACCATCCTATGGAATAGCATTTTTCCAGAATTTGATCGACCGCCGGGTGGCCAGTAGGTTTGTACCGTGGCTTCTCTCGTCGAAAATTATGACGGCGGGCCGCATGCTCAATGCTGCACCACGTCACATGAGGAAATGTCGCGCAGATTTCTTCCTTTGAACATCGCGGGTACATGCGGCGAAGTTTCGAAATCTCTGCCGCTGTCCACCAATGAAGTTGCCTACTAAGACCTAGTTTACGGCGCTGATGTTCAATGGCCTTGACCGTGCGATGCGGCAATCGCTCATGTACTTGCAGGTTGCTAGGAGATTGGTAGAGGACTTGTATTTCCGCATCAGTCCAGAGGAGGGCTCCGCTTATAGCAGCGCCCCGGCGCTGGATCCTTTGGCGATTCCGTTCTGACAGGATAGCACTGCGGGCGTAGTAGGCTAGCGACATAACGCACCTCCTGGACATGATTTCATCTAGGAGACCTTGAGTCGCGAATTCACGATTTGTGTTTTCCCCAACAATGATCCAGCATGCCGCGCAATGAGCCTCACCAGCCAATTCATTGCCGAACTGGTCAGAGTTGCGAACGAAGCGGAGAAGCTCTCGCCGTTCGAGGTAAAGCGGCTCCTCGATCGGTCCATCGCCACGATACGCGACATGCGCGAGCAGACCGGCATACCAGGCAGCAACCGCGCAAAGGATGTAGTGATAGATCTGCAGGTCGCACAGGCAAGGGCTGACAGCCTGTCGGCAGCAGAGATCCGAGACGCCATTCTGGACGCTGCCGGCATCATCAGGACGTTGAAGATTGTGCTGGATGGGAGAGAGTGAGGGGCGGGGGAGCGCGGTTAGAAAAGAGAGAAGCCCCGCAATTGCGGGGCTCCAACCATCGTGGAAAGGACGATACTCAGTCCTCGTTCGTATCGAAGCTCGCAGAATTCAGCGTGAAGGAATCGCGGAAATCTTTCATCGCGTTGTCATAGGCGAGCTGGTTCTTCTCCACCAAAGAATCAAGGCGATCTAAGAGCTTGTGCCTTTGGTCAGTCTGCGAAGCGGCCTTCTTCTCCACACGTGGTTGCATTGTCATCCCTGAATTTACGTGTATTCGTGAGTCTGAGATTCACAAATCACCCTTTAACAAACGATTAACGCCATGACCACCGAAACGTTTCCGAGTCCAGAGAGAAAATACCCTGAAATCGTGATCGGGATTGTGTCACCTGTTGGGACGGACCTCAACAGCACGATTGATGCACTCACGGAAGAATTTGAGAAAAAGAATTACGAAGTTCACCACATCAAAATTTCTTTGAAATTTCCTGAACTCGCCGAATCGATCGGCTACGAGGGGCTGGACCCGGACTCGAAATATAAGCGAACGGAAACTTATATCGATTTCGGAAATTACCTCAGAGAGAATATCGGTGACAAATTTCTTTCAGCATACGCTATTTCAGAGATAGCGGAACAACGCTTCAACAAGTCGGAAGAAAGACCTTTCCAAGGGAAGTGCTATATCATCGATCAACTCAAGACTGAAGCCGAAGTTGAGCTATTACGCGAAGTCTACGGCAGCTGCTTTTTCCAGATTTCTATTTATTCCGCAAGGGACGTGCGCGTTGACAATTTAGCAATGGCTATGGCGCGGGATGAAAAGAAGCGTGACCGAAATGCATATCGCGATAAGGCCGAGAAGCTCGTGGTCAGGGACGAGGACGAGTCAGATAATCCGTATGGTCAGAAGGTTGGAAAAATATTTCAATACGCCGACATTGTGATCAACGCAGACCGAGCGGAAGATCAGAACGACGTGGCTCATCAGGTATCTCGCTTCGTCGAGTTGCTTTTTGGGCACAACGCGTACTCCCCGAATCGGATGGAGTACGGGATGTTCCTGGCGCATTCGGCTGCCCTGCGGAGCCTAGATCTGTCCCGCCAGGTAGGAGCTGCAATCATTCGGCCCACCGGAGAGATAGCCGCCCTCGGATCAAACGAGGTGCCCAAAGCGCGTGGCGGCACCTACTGGTGTGATGATCCATACGACGCACGGGAATACAAACTCCGGCAAGACAGCAATGACGCACGCAAAATCGAGCTGCTTAACGAAGTTGTAGAAATCGCACTTGGGCCAGGAAGAAAGCTCACGAGGGCGCAAGAAAAGAAGCTTAATAAATCTCAATTCATGGACGCCCTTGAGTATGGTAGAATTGTGCATGCAGAAATGTCGGCCTTGAGCGATGCTGCTCGATTGGGAATTAGCGTACAGGATGGGACAATCTACTGCACAACATTTCCATGCCACATGTGCTCAAAGCACATAGTAGCGAGTGGCATAGCCAAGGTAATTTTTCTTGAGCCTTATCCAAAAAGTCTTACGTCAGATCTCCATTCCGATTCCGTAAAGATTGAAGGAACCTCTCGCGGATCCTACGCAAGGTTCCCTGCCGTCGAGTTTCTACCTTTTTTTGGCATCACTCCTCGCCGATACCGTGAGTTCTTCTCTCGCGGAAAGCGAAAACAGGGTATGCATTTTCAGACTTACAAGAACGGCGAACCATGGCCCATGGTCACGATGAGCGCACCTTGGTATGCGAAGCGAGAGATTGAGCTGATAACAGCACTCCGGCGAGCCTTGCGCGATTTTCCGGGGGGGCCAAATGATCTTGAACCACGGCCAGGTACTGAGCTAGCGCTAGATGCTCCCTGAATTAAGCAGAGGGAGGTTGAAAACTGTCGCATCATCCGACCGCTCTCTGATCCCCTTGAACGACGGATGCCGTAGCCTCCCCTCGTCCGTCCAGGCGCGATACTCCACCTCCGCCACTAGGAACGGCTCTGTGAAGACTGCGCCCTTCCGATTCAGGTTCACTGCTGGCGAATCCGTCTCTATTTCCTCCAGGAGTTCGCGAAGCTTGGTCGACTCTTCACGAGTCCAGCCCGTTCCGCAACCGCCGACATAGACGAGATCCCCGCCCTTTCGCGCCGCCAACAGCAGACGACCTATGGCACCGGGAATCGTGGATGGCTCGAAGCCGACGATGATGAAGCTGTCGCGCCGCGTGCAGGTGATCTTGAGCCAGTCTGGTCGCCGGCCGGAGCGGTAGGGACGCTCGCGATGCTTGGCGATGATACCTTCAAGGCCGTGTGCGCAGGCGACGCGCAAAAACTCTTCCCCTTCCGCCGGGCCCTCTTCGGAAAGCCTGATTGCACCATCGCGGTCAGCGGAGACGACCTGCTCAAGCAGGCGCCGTCGTTCCCGTTGCGGCAGCTTGCGTAAATCGCAACCATCGAGATAGAGGATATCGAAGGCGAAGAGAATGATTTCGCCGGGCTCATGCGTGGCCGGCCGGCGCCCCAAGGCGCGCTGCAGCATGCCGAAGTCCGATCGGCCCCGCTCGTCGAGCACAACCGCTTCGCCGTCGAGGATGGCTGTCTTCAACTTCAGCCGTGGCGCCTCGGCCGCGATCGAGGGAAATCGGTTGGTCCAGTCGTAGCCGCCGCGGGTGATCAGTCGCACGCGGTCGGGCTCGATGTGGACGGCAAGCCGGTAGCCGTCCCATTTCACCTCGAAGGCCCAGTCCGGCCCCTGTGGTGGCTTGTCGACGAGAGTTGCAAGACAAGGATCAACGCGCGCCGGCATGGTATCGGGCGGCGGCTGATCAGGTGGCTTCTTCGATGAAGCTTTGGCCATCGGCAATTAAACGCGCGACCCCGTCAAAAGTCACCGATATGCCTTGCGCCAACCCGCGGCACGCGCTGCCTCCTCGGAACAAAACCATCGCTCGCCTTTCAAGAAGTCGACGCGCGTCTCGCTGTAATATTCCTGTCCCGGGATGTGATAGATGTGCTCGCCTGATGGGTAGCTGATATTGCCCTTGATGTCGCAGCCAGGGATTGGAGACACGTACTCGGTAACTGCGAACAGCACGATTGCCGCGACCATGGCAATTCCTAAGATTGAACTGCCTCGTTGCTGCTGCCCACGATAACGGTTGTACGGCCTAGATCTGCGGGAAGCGTTGCGCCGGAAGGGACGCTTCCCGCGCCTTTGCGGATCAAACTCGAAGACTTTTCCCATAACATCCCCCGACGCGAGGATGCCGTGCATACACATGTGCGTCTACTCGCCCAAATGGAGTAGTCGATCAGCAGATGCAAACCGCATTGACTCTCGCGGGCATGCGAACATAATAAGAACATCATCGGCGTTGCGGCCGCCAATCTGAGGATCTGTGAGGCAATGGACTTCGTGCGTGCGCGGAGAAGGTGACGTCATGTCTGCTGAGAAGCAAACTTCCGAGATCGAGGAATTGGACGCGTGGATGGATGAGGTTGCGTCAGCACTTGCTTGGCACGGCGGTGACGCTGAAGCGACAATCCGAACACTCCTCGCCGACTGCAAGCATCTGCGCGAGCAATTGGCGCTGGCTCAGATCGCGATGAGCGTCGGCTTCACCAGAGGCTGGGCACCCTGCCAAGAGCGCCAAGATGAGGTGACAAGATGAGCGACGAGCAAGGCGCGACGAAGCACGACACGGCACTCTACGTGCACTATTGCGAGCATACCGGCTGCAAGAGATGGGGAAGCTTCGGCTTTGCGGTCGGCAAGGCAGAGCCTAACTGGTTCTGCCTTGAGCACCGGCCGGAATGGAAGCCGCGCAATGCCTAGAGCTGGTGCCTGGTGGCTATCTGAACTTGCTGGACGGAAGATCCGGGTTGAATGCGAGTGCGGTGTGAAGAAGAGATACGACGCCGCACAGATGCTCAAGCGCCTCGGAGACCGCAGCATGCCCGCGTTGCTAGTGGAGTTGGCAATCGCAAACGGCTGCGACAGGACCGCGAACCGCTTCTATGACCGCTGTCAGCTCGTCTATCGGAACACCCTTCCTAGTCAGGAAAAAAAGCTCTCCCGATTGAACCGGCTGACGATGCGGCGCCAGCCGGCACTCCTGACGAGATCACCTTCGCGAACCTACCGGAGTGGTACGATCTGTTCTGCAGTTGCCGCAGATGCGGCCGCGAAAGTCGGATTGATCGGCGCGCGCTTGCACGAAGATTCGGGGCAAAACGGTCGATACTCTCGCTGGCGCGGTACCTACGCTGCACGAAATGCGGCAACAAGGACGGGAACGCTGTAAAGCTCGGGAAGGTCCGTCGATGAATGGCGTTTACCGACGTTGTAAGGAGACTCGCATTGACGAAGCTGGCGGCCGCTACGCTTATCGCACTCGGGGTGGCGCATGCTCAACTTTCCTTCGCCTCTGAAACCTTGATGGGGCGTGCCATAGTGATCGACGGTGACACGATCGAGATCAGCGGCGAGCGCATCCGCCTGAACGGCGTCGACGCGCCGGAGAGCTGGCAACGATGTGAAAATGGCGGCGGCGCTGAATACCGCTGCGGTAAGGTAGCCGCGTTCGAACTCGACCGCTTCTTGGCGGAATCCCGTCCCACCCGCTGCGAGTTCGTCGAGCGTGACAGATACGGCCGCTTCGTCGGCGTTTGCTTCCGCGCTGATGGTCGTGAGGTCAATCACTGGCTCGTCGAGAGCGGCAACGCGGTGGATTGGGAAAGGTATAGCAAAGGCGCATACGCGGATGCCCAAGGCGATGCGAGAGCACGGGGCACCGGCATCTGGCGTGGCCGGTTCCAGTCACCCTGTCTAGCGCGCGCGGAGCGCGCGAAGCGGGAGCCGTCTTGCTGATTCTAGCAACGCAAAGATCCGCTGAAGACAGATGGTGGCGGATGCTCGGCGCTGCAGGTCGCAAACCTGGACTCGACTCATAATTGCAATTCTGCTTCGCTACGCGAGGAGCTGGAGGCAGAACATGATTCGCTATGTGCCGATCTTACGCTGGAAGCGAGGTGAACGGGTTGCGCTCAAACATCTCACTCCCCAAGCGCGCACTCGGACTACGCCGCTTTTTTTGCTGGGGAGCGAGCAATTCAAAGTAAAAGCCGCTTCGAAGTCACATGCGGCCGTGCCTGCACCTCAGGTGTTCGTGCACGACGTGCTGTCGGACTGGGGCACCGGTACCTTTTATCTGGACGCGTCCTCCCTGCCCACACAGGGAACTCAACCTCACCCAATCGCTGCAATCGCGGCCGCCGCCCGTGCTCAGAGTGCGCGCATGATTCCAGTTATTCATCTGGGCGCAAGCCACGGCTACTTGAATGCCGTCACTGCAATCAAAAGCATTGATAATCGAGGCGTGTGTTTGCGCATCGACATGCAGGAGCTCTTCTCTGTCGCTCATTGGCTACCACAATGGCCTTTCCCGATAGGAGAGACAGACCTGATAGTCGACTTCGGCGAAAATGTTGCTTCTGCGGCAGCGGTAGGAACCGCTCTCGATGGGGCATTCAGGGCTTTAGGCACCGGGGGGCATTGGCGATCCACCACGATAGCTGGCACATCAATGCCGCCCAACTTCACCGGGTACACGGCCGGCCAGCATCATATAGTTCGAGTAGAGGTTCAGCTTTGGTCCCGTTTGTCGGCGCTGCCGCTGCCATATCAGCTGGATTATGGCGACTTCGCATCCGTGACCACCGGCGTTACGCCGGCCAACATTGCATGGGGTTACCCGATCAATGTGAAGTACACGCTACCAACGCACTTTCTGATTTTCCGGGGAGTGAGGACCACCGGACCCTCGGGCGTCGACATGGACGTTCAATTGCGCGCCCATGCTAAGGGAATCGCGGGGTGCTCCCCTCGGCACGCCATCGCAGGGTCGTGGAGCGATCAAACTATTGATCAGATCGCGGTCGGGAAAGCCGATCCAAAAGGCCTAGAGCATTGGGTTCAACTGAGCGTTAACCGCCATATCGAATTGATGCACGCTGTCCTGCCTTAGCCAGTCTCGTCGGTTTTTCAGAGCGCATAAGACACGTTTGCTGAGCTCGCGCACTGGGATTTCACGGGCCAAGCGTTCATGAATCAGTTTTACGCGCTTCGATCTCCACCCAGCCGACAACCCATATTGCTCCAGAATCGCAACTGCTTCATCTTTCCGGAGCAACTCTGCGACTACGTAGGGCTCGTGATTAGCGTTTCGCCTTGAAGCGCGAACTCGTTTGAGCTTAACGCCATTTTTGCTACCGGTTGCTCGGATTATCCCCCACCAAGACGGGATCAGCGTTACAGCTTTGTCCAGGTGCTTGCTTCCGACCACCAAGGTCATGCGATCGAACACCCTGCTGTAGAGGTCGGCCTGCAGCGGCAACCGAGCTAACGAATCGCTATCGCTTTTCAGTTCATACCCGCTCATCTCGCCGTTAAGTACGGCTACATCAACGCGAACCGTCCCCGCCCACACTCCCATTTCCTGAACGATTCGGGTGTCACCGTCTGCCCCATGTGTACGGTGGAGTCGCAGAAGGAGGGCTTGCCGAAGGTCGATATCTCGCATTTGCGATTTCCTGTCTCTGAGCCACAATCGTCCGCTTCGAGACGTTAACAGCGGGTTTACTCTACGGGCGAGATGCTGCTGTTTAATGCAATGAAAGCGCCGCCGCTACTGAATACGGATCGGAGAAAGTTACCGGACCCTTTGCCAAATTGTTCGAGATGCCGTGAGCCAAGCTGGAGCTCATCAACTCACCGTCCAACCTGAGCGATGTCTCATTGCCTTGATCTGCTGCAGGATCTCCAAACGTCACCCCCTGTCGACCAAAAAATAGCCCCCTGCGGAGGATAAACGGCGGGCTCGGAATTTGAGGCCCAATTTATGTTGGCTGTCCTGATCGTGGCAGAATGGCAGGAGTTGTCCAGTTACCCATTGCAGCTACAAATATGACCAGGGCACCAGTATCACCGCCGAAGCTGGGCGCCGTCTCGCTGGCTTGCCTCGATGCGCTGCAATATCTCTCGGATAACGCGCATATCGGAACTGAGATTGCCGATGGATGTCTCCACGGCGCGCATCGACGTGGCCGCCTCGGCTGCCTGCTTCTCAACTGCGGAAATCCGAAGTTCATGATTGTCGAGTTGCCGGATCGCGACCTCAACGGCAGCGAGCCGCTTATCCAGCCGGTCGAGCGATGCGGCATGCGAATCCTGATTGGCGCTCACCCGCTCCCATGTCGCGCCCCAGGCGATTAGGCCGCCGGCAAACCCCATGAGAATTACGACCGTGTTGAGATTCCACTCCCATTTCCATGCTGGTGCTCTAACGTTCGCCATCTCTTCGGTCCTGTCGGTCAATCCCCTGCCCTCGTATCTGCCGCATGCACTGCGAATACCCTGAAAATGACTTGCGATTGTTGGGCCGCCGAACGGAACCGGCGACCGGAAGCTTATTCGCCAATCGGCTTTTTCGCGGCCCAGCGGCCATAAAGAGTGAGCGCGGCGCCGATCAGCGGCCCGAGAGCAATGATGAGGTCGATGACCTTGCCTTGAGCCTCTGCCGGGAAGGCATAGCCCAACAGTCCGAGGACGCCGGCAATCGCCGCCAACAGCGCACCAAGCGTGACGCGGGATCTATACCAGGGCTCATTGTTTGTAGCGCTGATAATCTCCGGCAGTATCTTGCTGGTGACTGCCTCGACGATGGGCGACACCGCTCCAGGCTGTGCCGGCACGGCAGGATTGCCCACGGCGCTTATCACCGCGCCGATGATCTTGTTTTCGAGTTTTTGTCTCGCATCCATGGCCGTCACTCCGCTGCCTTGGCTTCGCGGAGCGCGAGCGTTATGGAGGCATAGGCCTCAGCGGCTTTCACGAGCGCCGTTGCGGCCGTAACCGATGCCGGATCCTTGCAGACGGTCTCCAGAGCTGCCCAGGCGGCGGCCTCGCGGGTGACCGTTCGCGGCTTGATGCTGCCGGTGCTGGCGACGATGACAAACGCCGAATGAGCGGTCGCGGCCGCGGAGCACACCTGAGGCAGGTTGCGCTGAATGGCAGCGTCGATCGACGAGGTAGTCTGGCAGGAGGCGAGTGAAAGCGCCGCCGCTGCGATAAGCAGAAAGCGTGTCATGTGCTGTTCCTTTGTGGTTGAGATCAGGATTCGTTGGTGGTGATGCTGGCATTGATTGTCGTCATGGCGAGCGTCCCGATTGGGAGGACGTGAGAGGATGGCCAACGGTAGCCGAGCAGCCGGTCCTTCGAGATCCGGGCGACAGAGACGGAATTGCTCTGGTTGCCTCCGAGGATATGCAAGTGGGTCTCGTCGTGGCCGACGACGAAGCCGACGTGACCCTGCCACCCGCTCTTGCTACCGCGCCAGAAGACGGCAACGGCTCCGACATGAGGTGATCCGATCTGTTGACCGAATTTCAGCCAGTTGCGGGAGCCGAGTGGGTTGGCGACCATGGGCTCGTTGGGGAGCGCCGTGGCTATACACATGCCAACGAAAGCCCCGCACCAGGCGATTTCCGAAGCATCAAGGCGAAGCGCCTTATCTAGCGTCTTCGCGTCCTTGAGTTCGTGCAGCCCCAGGAACCGGCGCGCCTCGGCTATCCAGGGTAGCGTGACCGGCGGCGCTGCCTCATCAAAGCGGAGCGCTTTCAGCGTCTTTGGCCCTATCGTGCCGGGGAACTGGACAATCAGCCCCTTGTCCTGCTGGAGCTGTGTAATGGCAGCCGTGGTGAACCGGCCCGGCAATCCGTCTGCGCCGGCGGGACCAAGATTATAGCCGAGCGCGATCAAGCGCCGCTGCACTTCCTGCAACGTCTTGTCCATCTGAAATGTCCTTGGGAGATTGGCAGCGTTAGAAGCTGAGCGCGCCCTGCCACATGGCGTCGATCTGCTCGTCAGTGAGGCCAATCGCGGCGCCTACGGTCGCGATCAGTGGGTGCATGCGGTTGAAGGTGGTGGCGTACTCCCACTCGATCAGCGCCTTGTCCTTGTCGGCTCCGCCCGGCATCGCTTCGAGAGTAGCCTGTACCTGAGCTGGGGAGATGCCGTTGCTGACGAGCCCAAGGCGGAGTTGCCGTGCGGTGAGTGATGGCATTGCGGCGCGAGTCTCCTCGACCGTCGGCGGTGGCGGAGGTACGTAGACGTGAACGGGAGCGTCCGGGTTCTCGCTCATCCACTTGCGGATCTGAGGGTTGACTCCATAGGGGTCATTTGGGCGGGAGCAGTACTCGGCCAATTCAGGCTCATCGCCATCGGCGTACCGAATCATGAGTTCCAGTAAGTAAACGCCATTACCCTCGGCCGTGTCGGAGATTTTGAGTATCTCTGTGACCCTCGGGTATCCGCTTTGCTCAATAGTCATTACGCCACCCTCTGCATCAAATTGTATCTGTTGTCGGAGCCGCCACCGAATGCGCTTCCCCTAGCTCTCCATGTGCCAGAGAGGGCAGTGCCAGACACTAAGCTGTACTCGTACGTCGCCGCCCCGAGTCGAACTGTGGCAGAAGCATTGCGGTTGACGTACGTAGACTCTCGGTTTGCGAAGACGTGGTGCCCCAGTGGAAGGTTCAGCTCGTCCTGAGTGGAGCCTGTGTAGACCTCCGCCGCCGTGAAGCCGAGCGCATGAGTGTGGCTCGTCGAGGTAACGGTGTTCCCAGTCGAATTGGTAATGCTCGACGGCGTGCCTAGCGTGAACGTGCGATCCGAAGTGAGCTGCCCGCCACCAGTGAGTCCATTGCCAGCGACCACATTTCGTGAAGTTGGCACAGCATTGATTTCACTGGTAGTCAGGTTGCCCGAGTGCCAGACAGTCTGATCGATTCCAATTGAGGCATCATAGAACCTCAGTGCGTTGACCGAGTTCGTATTGTGCAGGAACAGGTAGTCATCGGTCACGTCATTGAACATGCGCAGACCGGCGCCGAGTCCCGTTCCATCGAGATGCTGAATGTAGGCCGTTCTGACCCCACCGGCGTAGAACGTTATGTACGGATTATCGGTGGCTAACGGCCCATCGAGTCGAAGTACTTCACCGGCTGTCGTAACCGTGATGCGCCCGGTTGTACTAAGCGTGGTAATACCGCTGTATGCGCCGCTGATTCGGTCATTCGGTATAGTGCCAGTTGTCAGGTTCGACGCATTATTCGCCCCAAGAGTCGCACGAGCTGTTGTTGCGTCCACATCATCGAGCAGCGTCTTGATGAATGTCGAAACTCCAAGGGTCGTCAGGGCAGTACTGGCATCCGCATCGTCCAGAACGGTTCTCGCGAACGGTGTAAGCGCCGTTGTGGCATAAACATCTGATGCCGTCGTATAGATCATTCGGTCGGCGGACGTGGTAAGGCCGGAGATCGAGCTCAGCGCCGCGTTCGCAGTCTGCGCCCCCAGATTGGTGCGCGCCCCGCTCGCGGTAGTGGCGCCCGTGCCTCCGGCCGTGACCGGACGCGCGGCGTTGGCGTCCGCCGTCAGATCATCCACGAACGCGTTGTAAGGCACACTCTGAATGGTCGTGTTGGACACGCCTTTCGTGCCCGCAGGAGGGGAATAGACGCCACCAGTTCTAGGCATGGGCATTCTCCATGGAATTCGACTTTTTGTTTTCCTGTTGACTCTGATCGCCAATAAGTTGTTACATCCACCAGTCGCTTAGGGGGCGAAGGGGAAACATCTTGAGATTTCAGTGGGCGGGGCGGCTCTTCACAGCCGCATCGATCGCGTTTGCGTTGGCGAGTTGCACCACGACGCAGGCCGACTTCCAGAAAAACCCAAAGGCCGTGAGCAAGGCGGCGCTCTGTCGGACCTTTCTTGAAACCTACGATCCTTCATTCAGGCAAGAAATCGCGATTGAACTCGGCCGCCGGGGCATAAGCTATTATGAGTGCCCTGCCATGGTTCAGAAGCAAAACCAGGCAATTGCCGCGACGGTAGCAATCGCCGCTATTGGCACAGCCGTGGCTGTTTGCGCGAAACACAATTGCGGTGGTGGCTCCTACCCAGCCTACCAGCCGTACCGAGGCAATTGTCAGTATGACTGGCAATATGACGCCGCGGGCAACAGATGCGGAAAGCGAAGCGCTTATTCTCGCCCGGGCGGGTACTAACTTACCTTTGACACTCGTATCTTCATTTTCCTCGATACTCGTGTATGTTGTCCTGCATGCTGCGTCTCGTCCAAATTGCCTGTATAGCCATCACAGCCGCCATTCTGTATAGTCTCGGCGCAATCTCAGACTGGTTTGCAAACTACTTCGGTGACGGCTTCGATCCCGGGTTTGTGCTTGGGGTGGTGTTTGCGGTGCTGGTCTACCTGTTCATTTGCTGGCTAGACCCTTCATCGCGCCCCCGCGGTTCCTCCACCGATCAGAATCGCTTTCGTTAGGGCGTCCAGCAGGGCCGGAGGGTGACCGGTTCGCTGCGCCTGTGCGAGAGCATCCACCAGGGCGCCACGATTGCTCACGATAGCTTCTGCCAACGCAGCGTCTCGCGCTTCCTTGCGACCAGATAGAATCATGTTGGCGAGCTTATCGACCGCCTTAATACCCCCTGCCCGCACGGTTCCTTTGATGCCGCCCGCCGCGTAGGCATTCCTCATAAAGTTTGGGTCGGCCTCGCCGTCCAGATCCGCAAGATGCTGCTGCCGTCTTGCCGTCTCACTATTACGCGTCACAACATCTCGCGTCCGCGCAAACGTCAGCTCGTTGTCGAGCACCTTGAACAGCTTATCAGCTTTCTCCGAGCCGAAGAGAATTGCCAGCCGAGCCCGGTTCCAATCGCCCTCCGACTTGATGAGCTTGTTGAGTCGCGAAATGTCGTTGGCGTTGCTGCCAAGGATACGATCGACTTCCGCTCTAGCGCCTTGCGATAGCCTCAGCGGGACAGCCGAAGGACCGATCTGCATTCCCTGGGGTAGCGCGCCTTGCTGAACCTCTGCTGCCAGTTCCGAGGGCCGCGGCGCGGTCCTACCATGGTCCAGTACCGTCTGCCCGCGCTGGAGGGCTTCCCGCTGACGGGCAAGCTCTGCGAACGTTGCGTCCGCCTCCTTGATCCGGGGGACAGCACGCGTTAGCGCGTCATCAAGCATCTGGCGGGTTTCCGTCAGCGCAGAAATCACCTTCGGATTTGCCTCAGTGGCTAGCATTCCGTCGATCGCCTGACGCGTCTGGAACACGACTCGCGGATCATTGGAAACCGCGTCTGACCCGTGCACATTCAGCATACCGCGAACGCGCTGGAGCGCCCTTTGGGCGTCCCCCCGGAGCGTCTGGATTGACCTATCGAGGTCACCGGCAATTGGGGTGATGTCGTAGGGGCGCGCCTGGCTGAATGCATCCCGGTAAACAGGCGACAGTAGCTGCTGATTGGCCTCTATCCCGCGTTCTACCTGCGAGGGCACAACATTGCGCCCCATCGTATCGTCGACCGTGGCCGCCAGACGGGCGTTCGCGCCCGCATGCCGCGCCTCAAGCGCAGAGCGCAGGATCTGCTGGCCTTCACCCGGCGTGGCTGCGAGGGCGGCGGCCTGGGCCTGCGTGTTCGGCCCAAGATCCGCAATCATGCCTTCCGGGCCAAGGTCCGCCAAGCGGGAACGCATGGCTGCATCGTCCAGTTGATCGCCCATGATTGTTTTCGCGAGTTTCTTCACTGCCGCGCTGGTGGTGCCGGCCGCCTTGGCAGCCTGGGAGGTTCTCACTCCGTCGATCACCTTCCGCACACCTGCACCAACAGCCATGCCCACCGCCGGCCCCGCAAGCCCCGCAATGCCGCCCCACTTTGTGCCGCCCCAAATTTCATCGGGATCGCCACCGGAACGAACGGCAGCATCAAGGCCACCGAGCCCGGCGCCGGTTGCTCCTGATGCCACCGAGCGTACGGCCAGATTCCCCGCCCCGGCCCCGAATGCCGCAGGAGCGGCTACGACCATAGGAATGGTCCCGGTGACAGCCCCGGCGACCTTCCCGCCCGTTGCCATGTAGGGATGCTGGCGCTGTGCCTCCTCGGTCGTATCCTGAGCACGCGTCAGGTTGTTCTCATAGCTTTCACCATTGATAAGAGAAGAGACGCCCGCGGCACCCCGCTGAGCGAGACCGAGAAGCGCAGGACCGACGACAGGGAAGCCTTCGAGGAATCCCGACGTGGTCGCGCCGAACGTGCCGCTCGGGCCAGCCATGCGCTCTTCACGGGCGAGCAGTTCCGCGCCCTCCTCAAAGCTGAGGTGGCGTCCGCTCGGGCGCGGTTTGTCCGCATAGCCGATTGCAGTGTTGAATTGATCTCGCGGCATGTCGCTATAGAACTTGCGGTGAAGAGCGTCCGCAAGGTCAGCATCCGACATGTCGCGGTACTGCGGATATTTCTGCCTGATCTCGGAAATGGTTGGCATCTATCGAATCCCTAGCGGGTCATCTTCTGCACGCGGCTTGTTGCCGTAGGTCGGACCTGCGGACCTTTTCATGCCGTCGATAACGGTCTTGCGGTTCAGGCGCTTCTGTTCCAGAAGCTCGGGCGGGTCCCCCGGCTGCGGGAAATATTGCTTGTTGGCGTTGTCGAACTCTTCCGAAGAGATGACGGCGCCGGACTCTCGGCGAAGCTGAGCATTAATGAAATCCCGGCGAGCCTGATCAAACTTCTGATAATCGCTGCTGAGTAGCCAGTTCTCGAGGAAATCGGGAATGTAATCGTTCCCGCGCACGGCCTGATCCCATGCGCCCAGGCCGGCATTCTCAAATTTGTCGATCAGCGCGCCCGAATTGTTCATGCGGTCGGCGAACGTGGCGGCCTCTTTCTCGTCAACCGTCACTTTTGGAGCCGTGACCTGAATGTTGCCCTCCGGCGTGACGCGCGCCCCCTGAGCCTGCTGCTCGCTAGGTCGTGGCTGGCTTTGCGGAGTCGGCTCCGGTGCTGACATCTGCTGCGGCTGGCCACCAGCGGCCGGCTGCCCAAAAACACCCTGCGGGGTGAGGAAGATGACTTCGCCGTTCGGCCCCGTGATGGTTTTTCCGGCCGCGAGCTGCTGGGCCTGTTCGGGCGTTAGCTGGTTGCTATCCATAAGGCCGTTCAGTGCCTGAGCCTCAACAGAATTCCCGCTGAACCGGAACTGACCGGTCCCGCCACCAGTCGGTGGCGTCAGCCACTTGTCTTCGTTTGGATCGTAGACGTTCCCATTACCGGCATTAATGAGCGGTTGGCGCTTCGGCTTCCTCGCTTCTTCGAGTTCCAGCCGCGTCTTTTCCAGCCCGAGCTGATAGGAGGGGTCACTTCGCTTGGCCTCCTGCTCGTAGCGCTGTCGCTCCATCCAAATCTGCTGTTCGCGCTGCGCCTCGGCCGCCTGTGCCTGTTGCTGGTAGAGCGTCTGGAGCACGGCGCGCTGTTCGTCCGACAAGAACGGGTTGCTGAGAGCCTGCAACAGCGTCATCTGATCCGGGCCTTGCGGCGGCGCCTGCGGCTGCGGAGGCTGGGCCTGTGCGACCTGCTGCGGCTGCGGAGCCTGTGTTGGCTGAGCGTTCATGCCCGGGAATTGAGCCCTGTATTCCGGCGTCTGTTCGAAGGCGGCAACCTCTTCGGTGAGCGACGGCTGAGCAGGTGCGGCGGTTGCCTGTGCCGACGTGTTTGGCTGCGGTCGCGCAGACGGGACGCCGATCGACGGATCGAGGCTTGCGACCTGCTGCGGCTGCCCTTGACCTTGGAAGTTCGGCAGGAATGCGTTTGCCGTGGCTAGGCGTTCCGCAGCCTCTCCGCCCGGCCTGTCATAGCCGGCGAACTTCCAAGCCCGATTGATGATGCTCTGCGCTTCCTCGACGCTCTTGGCGTTGTTCAGCGCTGTGATGAGGTTCGGATCCTCCTGGACGAGGAATTCCGCCTGTGTCTGCGGAGAACCGTTGCCCTGCTCACCCTTCGACGCCGCATAAGCCTGAAGGTTTGACAACCGCGGCCCACGCCAGGACATGATGCCACCGGCCGTGCCTGCCTGCCCGCTCTCGCTTGGATCGCTCCACGTGCGATTTGCGTTCTTCGGCGAGAACCGGCTTTCCGCCTGTCCGGTCGCGGCTACGGCGGCGAGGCCGAACGGGTTGGTGATAACGTCGTCCACAGTGTCCATAAAGCCGGAATAGACGTCGTTGCCGCTCATGTTGATTGGTGCTGCAGCGCTGGGTGAGCCGGCTGGTTCGCTCGAAACAGGACCGCCATCCGCACTCGATGCGCTCACATTCGATGCACTGCCAACTATCTTCTGGAATAGCGCATCCGCAGCGCTACGGCCCTCACCTTCAGCCTTGCTCGCACGCCGATTAAGGACGCCAGCCACAATGCCAGAGCCAAGGGCATTCAACCCCTCCCCGACGTTCTTGGGAGCCGGAGAGGCACCCATGATGGCCATAGCGAGTTCACGCTTCCGCCTGATGGATTCGGGCGTCTCGTTTGTGTCGCCGCCAAAGAGGAAGGAATAGGCCATCAGTAAAGACCTCCATTGCGGCCGCCGGTGAAGAAGTTCGCCAGACCGGTCATGAGAGAGGGTTGCGCGCCTCCTGGGGCGGTCGGGAATGCCGCGTTGCGCTTGGCAAAGCCAGCCGCGAGGCCGGCCCCGAGCATGCCAGCGCCGCCACCGATGGTTTGCGGCAACGGTTGGCCCATGATCTGCGCCTGGAGCCGCTTCGCCAGCTCCTCACGCGTGAGCTTCGTGCCCTGATAGCCGCTGTAACCGGTCATTTGCGCTTCCCTGCCTTGAACAGCAGCCCGTAATCCACGCGCCGGAGCCCGTCAGAGCCCTTGGAAACAGCATCGGGGCGGATCTTCTCCACCTCCTGCGCCATCACGCCGATGCGCTTGGGAGCGTTCTTGCCTTCGCCCCGGTAACGGTACTCATAGAGGCCGCCGACCTTCTTGATGTCCTTCTTGGCGCGCTTGTCCGAGAGGCTGGCGAGCTGGCCACCGAAGCCAAGCATGCCGCCGAAAAGGCTCTGCATGTTGGCTTGCTTGGCGTTGTACGCCCCAACCTTGTTGGCGTAGTCCTGCTGTACAAGGCCGGCGTAATCGACGGTCGGCATGGGGTTGCTCTGTGTCGGCACAAAGCTGGGATTGTTGACCTGCGCGCCGGACATGAGGGCGGTGATTTCATTCAGCGGCTGGTTTCGCTTGGCGTAGAGCTCATTCAGGAACTGCGCGCGCTCCTGGTTCTGCAGATTGAATTTGGCCGTCTGCGCGTTGAAGGTCTGATCCTTGAGCGCATTGTTTGCCGCCGTCGTCGACTGATTGTTCTGGAACATCTGCTGCTTCGCGTCGTTGCTGAAGCCCGCAGAGGTCACGTTCTGGCCAAACTGCTGCTGCTGTGCGGTGTTCTGGAATGTCGCCTGATCGCGCGCGAGGCCCGCAAGACGGCTCTGTTCCTGGCCGGCGTTGAGGACTGCCGCAATCCGCGCGTCGTTCGATTGCCGACTCGCCTCGTCGATTGCACGGTTATAGGCCTCGGAACCCGGCTGCAGGCCCTGGTTTACCAGCCGCGTTTCCAACGCCGACCGGTCCCGCTCGATCTGCGGATTGAGGCGGTCCATCAGCGCTTGTTCGTACCGGGAAGTGTCGAAATCGACGTTGTAGGAATTCGTGATGTTGCCGGCATTACCCACGCTGGTTTGCAGGTTCGGGCCGCTTGCGAACTGCTGATACTGCGGAAGACCAACCTGCGAGGCTTTACCGCCAGCGGGCGCGCCGGAGATGTCGATCGGGGAGCCAAGGAGATCATTGAGCTTGCCCGATTGCGTTCTGGCGAGCGTCGCCATGTTGATTTCGGCGAGGTCGGTCTGATCCTTGATCTTTTGCTGGTTCTCCGAAAGCTTCTGTGTCGCAGTCGGGACCTGTAGATCGTACACTTTGCCGCTGAGCGGGTCCGTCCATTTCTGCGTTGTGTAGGTATAGGTCAGCGAGCCATCCGGCGTCACCTGATTGACGTTGCCCATGACATTATTGGCAACGGCGGTTCCAATGTTCGTTGCGGTCTGAGCGGACGCCGTTTCCTTCGGATCCGGAGCTTCCGGAGCGCTACCGTAAAGGCCCATGTGTCAATTCCTTATCCATTCCTCGACGGTCTCTCGCGAGCCGGCATGGCAGAGTTCGAAAAAGTCTTCTGTGGCGGTCTTAGCGTGGTCGTAGCCGCCGACGATGGCCGCGGTTGCCGTGACGATCGATCCGACCGCCTCTCGCATCACAAAGCCAAATTGGCGCTTGAGGGCGTCACGCGAAGAACGCCATTCATCGCTCAGTTGCCACTGCACAATGACGCTGTTGATTAGCGGGGCGAGCGTGGCGGCATGACTGATGAAGAACGGGTTCAGCGGCAGGTGAGTGAGCGTGCGGACAAGCAGCCAGCAGACGTTCCTCTGCCGGTTCTCGCCATTGTCGACAATGTCATCCGCAAGGCGGGCAATCGCCGCGATTTCAGCGAGGAAATCGGCTGCAGCCTCATCACCACGCGTCCAGCGCAAGAAGGCGCTTCGGACCTCTGCGGGATCGTTTGGAAGCATCAGGCGCTTGCCTCCCCGACGGAAACCTGAACCGTGGCGAGATCGACTTCGACATTCAGCTTGAAAGAGCCGCCGGAGGTGATGACGCAGCCGACGGCGAGCATGTCTCCCGTCGCCCTGACGTTCTGCCGGAAGTCGTAGCGCTGCACCTCCGATGTGCCATCCCACGTGGCGACGTCCCAAAGCCCGACATCCCACTCAGATGATGACGCGTCACCCTCTGTCACCGAATTGAATGTTGGCGTGGATTTGTCATAGTCCGCCCGAGCGAACAGCCTGACCTTCGGCTTTGATTTCGCCCGGAAGTACATGTGAGCGAGTGTCGCAGTCGACCGCTGGCCGAACTGGCCGGCTGGCGAGAACTGCGAAAGATAGGTCGCCGAGAACGTCAATCCGTCGTCGGTCCCTGAGGTGTCACCCTGCCAGCAATAGCCGTCCAGGGAGCCGAAGAAGAGGCCGCCCTGAAGGGTCTCATAGCAGAGCGCCTGCCAATTGCTGATGGTTGACCAGCGACCGGTAAGCACGTTCAGGACGAACGTCGTATCGGAGACGACGGTATTTTCCGGGAAGGCCACGAACACAAGGTTCTGCTCGGGCCACTGCTTCAGCGTCCAGCCGGTTCCGGTGGCATTCGCAGCCTTACGCCAATCGTCCTCGATGGGCCGAGAGACAGACACTAGCGACAGCGCCTGCCGGTCGCGCTGAAAAACTTGCGACATGGGCGTGAGGCCATCTGTCGTGGCGATAAGGATATCGCCCCCTGCCCTGATCCAGGCATTTTTGCCGAGCGGTTTGCCGATTTGATAGACGCCCTTCAAGGCGAAGTCCGAAGCACTCGAAGGGTCGGTGCCGGCATAGACCGCAATCTCGCCCTCAGTCGAGACAAACACGCACATGTCATTGAGGCCGTCGCCACTTTCCAACGACCACGAGAAGCCTGTCAGCAGCGAGCCGCCCTTCTTCATGACACCGCCCAACGGGAAGAGCGATGCGGCCCCGCCAACAGCATTTATGGCAAGATAATAGGCGTCCAGAGTGCCGTTCTTCAGGAAGAATTCCCGGTTCTTGAACAGCCAGCCATAATTGAGCTGCGACATAGTTGTTGAGTCGCTGAAGGTGATGGCCGGCGTCGTCGCCCAGGTCGTGCCGTTGTAGAGTTGCCGGTCATTGGCGCCGTTCACGCACACGAGATAGGACGTTCCCGCATTCGTATGCTGGAAGGCGCACCAATCGCCCCCGCTCATGCCGCTGACATCCGCTGCTGTCGTGGTCGGAGGAGCCGCCGGAGAGGTCATGTTGTAAATGCCGCTCGCCGTCGCCATGAACAGCTTTTCGTTGCTCCCGTATTTGTATTTGAAAGCGCTCCGGATGTCGCCGCCGTCCGCCGCGAGCCCTTTCTTCTGAGAACCGCCGCGGATCTTGCAGCCAATCAGCGTCGGCAGGAAGTTCCGGAGCACGGTTGCCGAGCCCGGTTGCTGTGCTGCCATGTCCGCGGTCGTGACAAGCCCTCCCTTTGGGGCAGGAAAGGTCACCGGCTGCGACGTCTGCTCTCGGCCGATAGAGACTGCCCCGCGATTGGATTGCCCTATACGGCCCGGCCTCGGTTGAATTCTCATGCGGCGCCCCTGTCGGCGTTGATTTCCTGCGCAAGGTCGGCTTCGAACTCGGCGAGATTGTCCTCGAAAGCGAGGCCCTTTTGACGTTTCCAGCGCCAGATGATGCCCTTCACGAGAAGACGCTCGGGGAAGAGCGTCGTGTCGTCATCGGCCGCCCACGCAGAAGCCTCGCCACCAACGTTTTTCAGAATCCAGTTTTTCGAGACATAGTCGATGACCGCAGAGACGGCTGCGGAGGCTGGCGAAAACAGGAACTGGCCGCCCTTCATGAAGAAATAGGGCTGGGTCGAGGGGACGCCGACGATAACGGCCCATTGTCCGCTGTTTGTCACGGGGCGAACCCACGCGCCGCCCGACGTCCGGACGGCGCCGCCAGGTGTCAGCCGCTGGAAATTGCTGGGGAAGTTTTCGGGCGATGCGGCAACTGTCAAAGACTTCAACATCTTCTGCCAGTCCGCCCGCCGAGCAATCTCGTCGCCCGCTTCCTGCGCCAGCGTAACCATAGTCATGGCGTTCGGCTCGTCGGAGCCATAGACGGTATCGAACCGCGAGAGCGCGACGACATCGCAGACTTCGTTAACGGCGGAAAGAAGGGTCATGGCGTGACACCCCCGACAACGACCTGTGCATTGCCCCAGCGCGCGCGCTCATCACCGATGGTGAGGCCGGAAAGGGCGAGGGCCATGAGTTGCTGCGCCGCGGTCGCGCCGGCTACATCCTTGCCCCAAATGGCGAGTTCATTGACGAGAGCATAGAGGTAGACATCGGGCGCCTTCGTTAGCAGCCAGTTCGTCGGCGCCGAGGGCGTCAAGGCTGGGATCTTGGCGTAATAGGTGACCGTCAGATTCTGGGTGTTGATCGGCCGCGCCTTGAGGGTGGAACCCACTATGGCATAACCGGTTGGAATGCCGCTGTCGCCGGCATAGCTCGACGTCAACTGTTGCAGCGACACGGCCCTAATCGGAACCCCCTGCGCGGTCTTGACCTCGCGCGCCTCCAGAAAGTCGCTCGGAAGCGTCCCGTCACCATTCGTGATTGCTACAGTCGCCGTGGTTTCCATGTCTGCCACGCGCAGCGCCCGGCTAAGCTTCAGCTCCGCGAGACCGAGGAAGCGCGGGAAGAGGTGCGCGACGTCATCCCGTCCGGAATACTCACCGGCATCCACCAGAAGGGACGCATAATCCGAGATGGTCATAGCGGGACCTTCCTTGCACTGCTGGCGTCGGCAAACATACGCGCGGTGTCGATGAGCCGCGTAATGCGGTCGTTTGCTTCCCGGTGCGCCTCTGGGTCTTGCTCAGGGCTCGGCCGGCTGTCCTGGATGGCGCGGACCTGCCCTTTGATGCGCTCATATTCGACGCTCATAGGCGGCCTTCCTTAGTGCGCCAGGCGCGATTGTCGCTGTCGTTGAGCCAGCGCTTCACGAACCCGTCGTTGCCTTCGGAATGGGCCTGCACGAGGCCGGAGTCATACGCAATGTTGAGAGGGATGGAGGCGACGCGGTGCCAATCGCCTTTCCAGGCGCGTTCGGCGCTGTTCCTGACCGCCTGGTTCTCGCTGATGAGATTGTCGACGGGGTAATCGACGCGGAAAACGTCCTTCTCCCCGTCGAAATAGTGCCAGACGGAGCGGCCGGTCATCATGTCGTGGTCGTAGAGCGTCCACTCTCCGTCTCGAATGATCATGCGTCATCTCCGGGGAGCGGGTCGGCGCGCTCGGCCTTGCCATTGGCAAGCAGCTCTTTTGCCGCCGATACCGGAACTTCAAGCACTGTTCCTGCCGGGATGCGCTTCTCATCGTCCGCCCATGTGTCATAGAGCAGCCGAATGGGGGCCTTCTTCTCTGCCTTCGCAGTTTCCGCAGGTGTCTTTGCTTCTGCCATGTTCGTTTCTCCTGAATCGGGAAGGGGCGAGCTTTAAGCCCGCCCCTCATGTGATTGATTGCCGTTAGCCGGTTAGCTGACCGTTGCCGAGAAAGGCGAGGCTTCCGTGCCGGTCGCGGAACCAAGCAGGGTGACGCTCCAAAGGCCCGAGGAAACATCTTCGAGTTCGATGATGTCGCCCTTGATCCCGCCCGTGGTCGAGCCGTTCAAGGTAATGGTGTCGCTGTCGGACGCGGTTTCGAAGGAAACGGCAGTGTCAGCCGCATCCTGTGCGAAGGTCGCCATCCCAGCCATAATGTCGGTCGCATTTGCTACCTTCACGATCAGGCTGTTGGAGGTGACCGTCGTTCCGATCACCACCTTGAACTTGACGCCCGAACCGGATGCGGCAGGAAGCGTCATGGTGATGCCGGCGGCGCGATTGGCAACAACCGTTGCGCCACCGTGCGTTGCCATGGTGAGAGACAGCGTGGATGCTGTGGCGGAGATTGGCTTGTAAGAGGTCATGGCGAAATCTCCTTAGCTCGAAACCGTGAGGCCATGGAGGTCGGCGGCGATCCCGAGGCCCTTCTCGTTGTGGACCTTCAGCGTGCCTTCACCGATGATGACGCCCTTGTCGGCGTCGCCGGTTTTCGCGACATCCTTGTCTTCCTGGATCTTGCGGAGCCAGAGGAAGGACAGCATGTCCGTATCGATGAAGAAGGCATTGCGCGCCGTCGTCGCATTCGCCGCCTGAACCCGGTTCGGGTGGATCATGACGGTACCGAACGGACCTTCGTAATAGTCCGCCGTCGCAACGATGGTGTTGCGCTCGCCGCCTTTGGAAACGGCATAGCGGAACGGAGCAACGTTGCTGTCCGACATGAAGGTGACGAACACGCTCTTGACGTAGGGCGATACTGAGACGTGCCGGAAGTTGGCGCCGCTCTGGTAGCCCTGCTGCATCACCGAATCCAGAATGGCTTTGGTAAATGCGCGCTGGGTGCCGTTCGTCGGTGCGACCGTCAGACCGGTAGCGGAGTTAAAACCGCCGTTGGAGCCGCCCGCGCCGCGGGAGACGTTGGTCTTGATCCAGGTGTTCAGAGAGCCGAATTCGCGCGTGGCGCCAGCGACAGAAGCGTTGGTGTCAACGATGGCGTATTCGACATCCTTGCGGATTTCGACGCCCTTCTTGAGCTTCTGGTACTTCCGCTTCTGGACGTTGCCGGCCTCGGAAACGACTTCCTGCGTGGCCGAAATGATCCAGTCCTTGCGCATGATCTGGGTGTAGTTGCCCATGCGCTCGGGCGGGATGATGGTTCCGAAGGTGTAGTCCTCACCTTCCTCGCGGATGTTCTCGCCGGGAGCCGCAAGCTCGTCCGTTTCCCACTCAGGGTGAACCGACACGCACTTGCCCTTTTCGATGAGGGAGTAGATGGGGGTATCTTCCGGCGTGATGCGGGACACCACGTCGGAGAGTTCTTCACGATTGCCAACCGCCTGGTTGGTGGTGAAGGTGTTCGTTAGAACAGCCATGTTTCAGATCCTTTGAAGATGGGTTAGTCGAAGTCGATCGCCATTGCGTCTTTGATCGACCCGGTTTTTGCCAACCTCTTCATCGCATCCTGATTTTGCCGCGCCTTTTGACTGGTCGGCCCCTTGGCTTTCACCTTAGGAGCGCCAGGTGGAGCGTTCTCGACCTTCTTCATGGCCTTGGCCCGTGCCTGCTCGGCTCTGAGCCCGAGCATCGCGTAGTGCATGACCTTGAAGTAGCGATGGTCGGTGAACTTCTGCATCTCCTCAGGGGTAAAGCCGAGGTTCTGACCGACCGCGAACGCGTCGGCGAAGAACTTTTCTCGGGCATCATCCTTCGCAAGATGCGGAAAGGCTTCGAGCAGCTTGGCGTTCTCGGCCGCGAGAGTCTCCTCGTTCACGGATTGGGTGAGGTCGCCGGCTACCGCCTTTGGCTCAGTGCCCATCTCAATGACTTGGTGCACGCGGGCCAGGGCAGCATCGTAAACCGCCTTCTGCCTCGTATATTCGCCGGGATTCTGGATCGCCAACGAATAGCTCGGCTCAGCCGGTAGCTGCTGGATCAGGAATTCTGCGATGGCGTTCGCCGTGTTGGCGACGCGGGTTGTCATAGCCTCAAGAGTGCGGCCCTTGTTGGCCACCTCCTGGGTTTTGTGGCGATAGTCACGCTCCCGCAAATACCCAAGCTTCAGTTCCTCCAAAGGAACCTTCTCGCCACCTTTCAGGGTAACAATCGTATCCTGGGCTTCGTTGGCCGCGTCGTCCTCGTCGGATTCGGCTAGCTCGTCGCCCTGGTCTGCGGAATCGTCGGCCTCTTGACCATCTTCACTGGTCTCATCCGTCTCTACCGTCGATCCCTGGTCTTCCTCTTCTTCTTCGTTGGCCTCACCGGGCTCGAGAAAATTGAGGTTCGCAGGATCATCGATGGAGGTGGAGGGTTCAACGGTTTTGCTCTCACCGACGAACGGCGAGTTGGCACTCTCGTTAGTCATGGAATTGCCTTTTCAGGTTTTGCCCGCGGCCCTATGCCGGGGCTCCCTTTCCGTCAGCCTTTGCTTGCTCCGTCAGGAACTTGAGCTTGCTGCGGAAATTCCGGATGGCCCGCGCCTCGGCAGCAAAGGCCGCGCGGGTCTCGTGATCTGTGATCGGTGCGTTGATGCAGCCATTGACGGCCGCCATTTCCAGTTCGTCCATCAGGAGATGGAAGAGCGGCATGTCGAGCAGGGCGCGCGCGGCCGCGGTCTTTTCAGTGGGCGTCATCCTGGCATGCCCCCGATGCGGGCGTCAGTCATCGGCTCGCGGGTCAGCATCTGCGCTGCGTTCTGCTGGCGCTTGAGCATGATTTCCTGGTCGATCTGGTAGCGCTTCAGCTCGCCTTCCTGCCTGAGGCGGGCCATCTCAATCTGAGCTTGGGTCTCGATCTTCTTCAGATCGATCTGCGCGTCTACCTTGGCCTTCTCTGCCTGGGCCTGCATCTGCATCTGCAGCTTTTGCATCTCAGGATTTGGCTTGTTCGCCTGCGCCTGCTGCATCTGCTGAATTTGCTCAGGCGTGGGCTTGGTGAAGTAGAGATCCGGGGTTCTGAGGCCGGCCGCTTCCACACCGCGCGATACCGAGTTCCAAATATTGTCGATCGACACGAACGGGTTGTCGAGCGGACCGTAAGCCGCGAGAAGCTTCTCTTGCTGCGCGCCGACCACCTGCATCAGCATCATGTCGCGCTCACGAGTGCCGGCGCCCAGGCCGGTGTTCACCGTAGCGTCCATGTCCGCGTTCCACTGTCTCGGATCGAAGGTCACCCACTGGCCACGCAGGCGCACCGTGCGCGGCTTATCCTGATGCTTGATGACGAGACGCAGGAGACCTTGAAACACGCGCCTTAGGCCCTGCGCGAATGTGCGGACCATCAATTCGGTCTGGCCAATGCCGGCCTGCTCAATGAGCGCCGTGGCCGTGGCCGTCATGTTCTGCAGCGCGTCAGGTGCGAGCCCGCTAGAAGCATCGGAAATGCCCGTGCGGTCGCTGGCTTCCTGGTCCATGTAAGCCAGCATGCCGAAAGACTGCTGTGCTACGAACGGAACCGTATTGTAGCCGACCGCGGCGCGGACGTCCGCCCCCTGCCCTACCCGGATCGGCTGACCGAATTTCGGGTTGAGCACGCTCTCCGGGTTCTGAATGACGCCCTCTTGCACGATGGGCTGCTGGTTGTTCTGCCAGTAGAGGTTATCCAGCGTCTGGCGCATGAGCACCGTCTTGACACGCTGGATTTCGGCCATGTCGTCAGTGATCGAATTGCCTTCGCGCTGGTGCGGCCGCCGCTCGACGATGAGGTCGGCGAAAGGCACCTCGTCCCACTCCTCGTTTTCAAGGAGATTCGCCTCGGCCGTGCCCCCGGCAAAGACCATGCGGCGCAGTTCGGCAATGCCGTCATCGTCCGCATCAACCTTCACGTAAAGCTCGTAATAGTCCACCTCTTGCAAGGCCGGCGTAATGGAATCGTTCTCGTCGAACACATCGCGCCTGCGCGTGAATTCTTCCTCCTCTTCGTCATCATCGGAGGAGGCAAGCGCGAAGCCGTAAACCCTCTCACGGTCATAGCCCATCGCGACCAGGTCTGAACGGCGCAGGCGCGTCTTGATCCCCGTTATCGGGCTATCGTCGATCGAGATTGCGTCGGGGTGGATCAGGAACTCTTCGAGCGGGACCGCGGCAAGCTTCGGGCAGCCATATTCGGACACGCGCCTGATCTTGACGTTGAAGAGCGGCACCTGAACCGGCCCCTGGGGCGTGTCGATCTGATCGACATACTGAGATTGCTCCAGCACCTCGACATCGTCATCAGCCACAAGCTGGATGAGTGCGTTTTCGTCCAGGCCGGTGTGCGTTGAAACTTGAACTGAGCGCTTCTTGTCGTACCACCAGCGAATGACCCCGTTTCTGAGCTTCAGCGCGTCGTGCGCGGCGTCCTGAACCGCGTCGTAGCCGTCACTCTCGGGAAACACGACGTAGTTGATGTAATCGGTAGCCTGATCGGCCGCCGCCTCGTCGCCTTCGTTCATGGGCGCATATTCAACAACCTTCTCATTGCCGAGAATGGTTCGTATCAGTGAAGGGAGAACCTTCTTGATGGCGGAGCGCACATCGCGAGAGACCACCTTGGACCGGTTGGGATCGGCCGGCGTGTCCTTCATGATGCCGTCGTAGTATTCCATCGCCTTGATGCGATCGACGGAGAGTTCGTCGCGGTAGTTCTCGCAGTCTTTCACGAGCTGCGATACCTGGGCAGCAATCTGCTGTGTCGACATCGCAGCCATCAAACAACCTTCCGATCTTGGAACTTCCAGGCCGCCGCATCTGGCTTGACCTTGGCGAAACGCTTCATCATCAGCGCATAGCGAGAAGCGGAGAGCACATCGTCGCGCTCTTTGACCACTTTCCCGTCTTTCCGGTGATAGAGCCGAAACTCCTCGAACCACTCCGAGCTGGTCGAGAACACTTTCCAGCGCCCGGTCTGCATGCGCTGGAGCATGTCCGACAAGCCGGCCTCGACACCGTTTGTACCGTCCTCGAACGTGGCCCGTTCAGGCAGCATGTTCAGGCCCTGCGCCCGATACTGCGTTGCAAGTTGCTCGCCTGAACCCTTATCGTGCTGCAAGCCGTCATGAGGCCACGACCACGGCAGCCAGACGCCCCAAGGCTTGAGAGCAGCGGCGTGAATGATCGGCGTGGCTTCCCGTTCCCGATACACCTTCGTGACATAGAACACGTCTGCATCGCGATCCCAGGCACAGCCAACGGCGCCGAACGGGTGATCCCAACCGAAATCAAGGCCCCCGATCTGCACCCAGTGCTTGGGGATTTCGAACGGATCTACCTTGATGCTCTCTTCCGAGACAGGGAATATCCGGCCCGAACCGAGTGAGGGGACACCCTTTGTGCGAGCTTCTCGCTCGTGCGCGGGGTAGCTATCGATGATCCTCTGGCGTTCCTCTGGGGAGTAGTGTTCGGCGTCCTCGATCGTCATCGTTGTGACGGTCCTGTAAGCGGCGCCGGGGTCCTCGCCTGGCATCAGGAACCGTGCAACAACCGTGCTCATGCCCTTGAGAGGCGTAAACGTCACCGCGATAGAGCCGCGCGTCGCGTTCGTTCTGGTTATGCCCTCGAAATAGACGTCTTCCGGAGGCTCTTCGTCGAACCAGACGTAATCAACAGTATTGGCCTGCCATTTACCGCGGCCCTGGTCGTATGCTTTGAACAGGAGCGTTGAGACACCGCCCGAGACATGCCGAACCGTGACGCTATCAAGCGCGCCGGAAACGCCTGAACGGCGCGTGGTGGCGACAATGTCGGCCTTCGGTAGATACCCACAGCCCCAATCTTCCTCATTCATCGGCGGCCCGATGAGAAGGCGCTGCACGCCGTCGCGGGTCAGTTCGTAGGACTCGGAGCCGGCTGCCATGATGATCGGACCTTCGAAGCGGCGACCACCCCACCATTCCGGATACTTCCCTGTCAGGTGCATTGCGGCTTCGGCTGCGCCTGCGAGCGTCTTGCCGAGCTGGTTGCCCGCCATGAACAGGCGCTCGCGATACCCCTTCCCTGCCGCGTGGAACTCCCGCTGTTTCGCGTATGGGCTATAGCTCGCCAGCAGGTTCTGCTTCTTCCGCCGCTCCTTCTCCTCCAGCAACTGGAGCAGCTCCTGCTTTTCCGAGGAGCTTAAGGAGGCGAGCATCGAGGGCGTCATCTGAGAGAGTGCCGATGCTTCCGGAGTGATTGAGGTCAAGCCGATCACCGTATTTCTTCGGAGCAATCTTGCTCATGAGCCATTTGCGGGTATCGACGCGCAGCCTCGCCCGCTGGATAGCGTCGTGATTGACGATTTCCCGGCCGTCCTCGGTCGTGATGACGTCGCCTTCCTGGCTGTCGGCAATCTGGAGGATTTCGTCTGCGAGGGCTTCCATGCCAGCTTCGCGCGCGCGGGCGTATTGCGCACCGAAGTCCTCGTCCTGCATCACCCATTTGCGAACTAGGCTTTCAGAGGGCATTCCTTCAGCGGAACAAATCTCCCTCAGGCTTTTGCCGATCGACAGCTTTTCTAGAATCTGCTCGCGGGTCTCTGCACCCCATTGCGATTTGCCGGCCATTTATCGCGCCTGTTCGTCCATCGTTGCGTGCAGGCGGTGGAGAAGGCGGGACACACCAGCAAGGCGACGCGGGGCGTCATCCGTTCCCGTGTATCCGGTCCTGATTCCACCATCCGCCAAGGCCGCGGCATAGGAGAGGTCCACGAGGCGCCCGGCCTCAGCCTCGGCCAAGATGAACTTCGCCATCTCAACCACTTCCTGCCTGCGACCTGCCTTGGTGTCGAGGCTTACGACCTTCAACATGCGCTCGCCCTCGCCGGTTTTCGTATCACGAAAAAGATATTTTCTGTATCACTTTTATTCTTGCACTCGGCATTAAATGTGATACAAAAAATCCATGCAGATCACCTACGACGAAAACAAGCGCCTCTCCAACATCGAAAAGCACGGCTATGATTTTGCCGAGCTGAATATGGAGTTCTTCGCCTCTTCGATCGTGGTTCCGGCCAAGGAAGGCCGCTTCATGGCAATCGGCGTCCTGCGCAACGGCGTGATTGCCGTAGTCTTCGCCCGCCTTGGCAAGGAAGGCATCTCGATTATCTCTATGCGTGACGCAAGCCGGAAGGAAAGGAGCTTACTATGACGAACCTATCCCGCCGCATCCGCCAAATCTCCGACAAGCAGGAGGCTGAAATTCAGCGCAAGATTGCTAGCGATCCAGACGCCCCCGAGGCTACAGACGAGCAGCTTAGGCAGGCCAAACCCTTCGCTGAGGCATTCCCTGACCTAGCTGAGAGCATCAAGCGAGCTAGAGGCCGTCCGCCGGCTGAGAACCCGCGCAGGCAGATTTCTATTCGCTTAGACCCTGACATCATCGAGCACTACAAGAAGACCTGCGGCAAAGGCTGGCAGAGCAGGATGAATGAGGACCTTAGAAAGGCTGCCGGTCTGAAGAAGGCCGGTTAGTTCGCCTCCACCCGCTCAGACCTGGCTAGGACCGTTCGCGCGTGGGCGGGCCTTCACGTGCGCGAAACCTGACGAGCAGCTAAACCTTGCGGTGCGCGATCAGAGCCGACTTGCCCACTTTGCGCCGTATGATGAGGGACGAACCCGGAGCGGCGGCGCGGCTTCTACAGCCACGAGTGCAGGCCTTGTTACTCGCGTCGGTTGACGACGTGGAAAACCCCGCTCCATTCAGAAAGGGCCGGCGTTAGCCGTTGTACAAAACAACTGTTCGCAGTCGATTCGTGTCGACCGGAGCCCAATTGTGGTGCCTCCCGTAGAGACGAAAGAAGACGTATGCTTCCCATCGCCTTGAAATACCGAGAGTTCCTCCTTGTGGTCTGGATCTCTCCCGAGATGTCCCAGTCGCTGATTGACTGGCTGCTGTAGCCCCTAAACAAGGCCCCGTCGTCGGCTAGAAAACCGAGGCGGGGCCGCTTGGCGAGAATTTCTGAATTTTGGGCACTATTCCGCTAAGGCGGGAAGCGCGAACCCTCCCCTAAGCCTCGTGGGTCACTCTATGGCGCCCAGCAGAACAGGCTGCAAATCGCTACAGCGGTAATCTAAGCTACTCGCCTGATACTTTCAAGACCGATTTCCACCTCGCGCAGAGATCCGAACATCTCCACAAAAGCTTTGATCGCGCGCCGCCCTACTATGTTCGTTACTGCAGCGTAATGACCTGAAAGCGGGCCGTCCTTGACCTGCACGTTGTCGCCAGCCTTCAGGCGACGAACCGGCGGCCGGAGCACGTCGAAGTCTCCGCGCTCCTGAGCGTCTCGGATGTCTTCCACGATGTTCCCAGCCACCGGGATCGGCGTCCCCTCGCCATCGGCGAGCACCGAGGCCACGTGCCGCATGTCACGCAACGTGCCGAAGTCCGAAATGCGCAGATAAGCGAAAACATAGCCCGTGAAGAGCGGGCATTCCTTCATCAGCCATTTCTTGGTTTGGAAGTGCCTAGTCTCCCGCCGCATCATCGGGCAGTAGACGGTAATTCCATTGTCCTCGAATTCGAGCGTGGCCTTCTGCTGCTGCCCTGCCCGTGTCCTTACAACGTACCAGTGACCCATAAAAACGCCCTCGTTTCCGATTTGCGGAGCATAGCAAATCTTTGAGATTCCTGCATTATTCAGCCATGTGGCTACGATATTGAGCGGTCAGGTAATCAACAGGTTCTTGCACCGGGGAGCCCCCGCCGAGCGACGCAATGCCCAGGTTTGACAGCTCGTCCGCGCGCTCATTGCCGGCAATGCCGGCATGCCCTTTGCACCAGCGGATGGTGATCTGATCAGCACCGAAGAGCGCCGCATCGATCGCCTGCCACAGTTCGGCATTGAGCAGGATCCTGTTTTTCGGGTCGGCGTTCGGGCCGCCGCGCTGCCAGCCGTTCTTTTTCCAGCCGTGGCGCCACTCGTTCGCGCCTTTGACGCAATACATGCTGTCGCACCAGATGGTGACCGGCTCGCCCAGGGCTTTGGCCGCCTCTATGCCCTTCAGGAGGCCCATAAGTTCCTGGCGGTTATTCGTGGTGTCTGCGTCGCCGCCATGATCTGAAGCGATTTCCACGCCGTCCCTGTAGACCGCCACGCCCCAACCGCCAGGGCCAGGATTGGGCTCGCAACAGCCATCTGAGAAGACGTGAAGCCCAGTTTCATACTGACCATGATCAATGACGAACGGCTTGCTCTGCTTGCGCTTGAAGAAACGACGGTTCTTAGCTGGTGCGCTCATGCCGCCCCCCCGGGCTCGCCCAACTCAAGCGCCGATATGTTTGGTAGCCATCCGGCACCGACCTTTCGGCACTCGATATGTATGGTCACAAGGAAGTCAATTCGCTGCCTTTCTATCTCCTGATCGATGATGCCGACCGATTGCATTTGAAGGACATAGGAGCGGATCGCCCGAGACAGAATGTGGTCAGCCTCTCGGTTCGAGCGTGCCCTCGCTAGTTGCGTGGCGACTTTGCGGGCGTGCCCCGTTCTCAGCCTTGAGGGGAAAGGAATGATCGACGTCATGCGGCCTCCTCACGGCAAAGGTCGGTTTCGAAGAGACGATACGCGCGGCCAGCTACAGGATCACCGTGCGTCGCCTCGCCGCTGTCGCGAATGGCTTCGAGGCGGTCGTATATGTGGTCCGCAATCTGGCGACCGAAGAGCCTCCCATTTCCCAACTCTCTGTCGAGAACAGCCACGAAGGCGTGGTCTTCCTGAATGCCAAGCATTTTGATGGCGAACATGTCGTCTGGATGGATCAACGCCTTTGCCAAGGCGCCCATGTCAAAGGCAGGACTCTCTACTTCATCTACTTCAGAGCGATAGCGAAGAGTATGCACACCAGGCTCCGATTCATCGGAAATGGTGCCGACCCGGAACACGTCTTCTTTCCGCGGGTTCCCTTCAGAGAGTTTGGGCGCAGTTTCTTGCGCTAGGGTAGGCGCAGTTTCTTGCGCTAGGGGGGCGCAATTTTCTGCACCCACCTTGCGGCGTTCTTTCGGCGCGACGACTTCTTCACCGCTATTGGCAAGCTCTTCATAGGCGGCGACTAGGTCGCTCAGTTTCTGCCAATGGATCTGATATGAACTGCTCTGACTTTCGCGCAGCTTTCTGGAGACAACGCCGGAACTGATGAGTTCTTTGACCGCATTCTGGATCGTCCTACGCGAAAGGCCTGTCTCCTTCTGCAGTCTGGCTTGACCTGGGTCGCATCTGCCAGTCGAGGCGTTTGCGTGCCATACGAGCCAACCACCGACAGCTCTTGCAGCCGGCGATAACTTCGGCATCCAGAGGAGCGCGTAGAGGGCCTGTGTTTTCTGACCTTTGGCCGGAGATTTAGTCAACCCGAATGCCCTCCGTTGGAGCGATATTGGTTAGCCATGGTGCAGGCCTTGGCGGCCTGCACGGCGGTTATGTCGAACTTCTGGCGAAGCAGGTTTATGATGCTTGGGTGAGCGTCCGATTGGCCCGCAAGCCATCGCGCCGCATCCTGGATCTTTCGGCATTCGTCAGACGAGATCATCAAGCAGCCTCCCCCGGCGTCCCGTCAAGCACACTGATCTTACTACCCAAACGGTAGCGCGCATGCGTTCCCGGAAACGGCCCGCCATGCTTCTCATGTATCGTTTCAATGGAGAAGCCATACCCGCGGAGCTTCCAGGTGTAATGACTCCACCTTGGCCCCGGCTGATCGATCGGGGTGCATCCGCGCTCGCCGGCACTGATAAGGTGCCTCAACGCCCATGCCTCCCTTCCGACTACGGTAATCGGCAGGCCGATCGGCTCTTCGTTGTCATTGAGAATCTGGACTCGCAGGCTCAGCTGTGCTCTAGATGCTGTGATCATTGACAGTCCTTATTGTTGGTGATGGAGGATCGCTCAAAGAGCGAAATCTGATCGAGCGGCGTGGGTGCGGTCTCCAAACTACAACCCACGCTGCTTTTCTGTGTTGGCGGTCATGCCGGCACTCTGGCGCGTTCGCGCTCCCACCTGGCCAAATCCTCTTCCCTGAAGAGCTTCCTTCGCTTGACGACGAAAGGCCGGGGGAAGTTGAGGCTTTCGTCCTGGCACCAGCGCCACAAGCTAGTTGGTGAGATCTGATACCGCTCCCTGACCTGAGCGGCGGTTAGATACGTCATTCGGGCTCCTTTCACGAAATGCCACGCGAACCACTTACAATTCATAGACTACCATTTCCGATTCGCCCCAGCAAAGTGTAGTCGTGCAACAATCTCGTGAGCCGGAAAAAATCCTTAGTTATTCACAGTCTACACAGGCGCAGTAAAACTTGGAGAGACCTTGCTCTCGCCCGCAGGAGAATCGTCCTCTCTTGTCAAGCCATTTTTATAAGTACGCGACTTCATATATTACTTATCCAGAGGCTTGCAGCCGTGACAAAGCCGCCGTGGGCCTATCCGTTCTTCGGCTTTGCCAAGCGGACCCCTGCCCCGCCGCCATTCTCAGGAATGAAGATGACTCCCGCCGCCTCAAGCGCCCGCTGCACGGCTTGCACATTGCCGGCCGAGCTTCTCTCCGGGCCGGTGATTTCCATGCGCTTGATTGTTTGGACGGACAGGCCCGTTGCCTTGGCTACGTCTTCCTGCGTGAGTCCGGCGAGTGCCCTAGCTGCCTTCATTTGCCTTGCGTCGATCATGCTCTAACCCTCATCGTTATACGCCACGTACAAAATAGGTGCTCTGGGCATTGACACCCCACGTACGTCATCTTATACGTAGCGTATAACGAGTTGAACGGCAAGTTACCTGAAATGATTAAGCGCAGCGATTGACGCTGTGGTTAACAAGGGACTACTGGGCGGCTTAGGGAAGGCCAGAAAACAATCGAGCCGGCAAGAGGCTGCCACCTCTCCCGGCTCTGCCAATTCGAAAACCGAGGGAAATCGAAATGGATAAGAAAGCTAATACCACAGCAATGGCCGCGGTTGAACCCGTGGTTTCCCGGCGCAAGCTCCTGCTCGGGCTCGCTGCAGCCTCTGCTTCTGCCGCAGCAATCGCCGCGCCGAGTGCGGCAGAGTCTGCAGTTCTGGAGAACCCCGAACTGATCCGACTTGGAGACATGCTGCACGCGGTTGCGGCCGAATACAAAGCCGCAAATGAAGCAGAAAAGGCTATCATTAAGGAATGGAGCGCCCGTTGGCCTCTCGCTCCGGAGCCCATCCTCTACCGCCGCTCGTGGGAACGCACGGCCCACGAATTGACCCTAACCGGAAGCCCCCTCGTCAGGCCCGGGGAGAAGGACCCTTTCTGCGTGATGACGGTGGAGAGGATTGTCTCTGACATCAAATATACTGAACGCCTGTTGCGCGGGAAGACCTTCGATCGGCAGAAGAAGTTCCGCGGATCCACTCGTGAAGAATGGGAAAAGTCGCTGGAGGAAGATTACGAGCTCGTCGCTGTGGCTCGCGAATACGAGGCCGAATGCGCCGGCATCCGTTCTTTGTCCGGAATAGATCAGGCGAAGGAACGCCGCGAAGGCTCACGAACAGCGCTCACAGACACTGTGAAGCGTATCCTGGCGGAGCCGGAATATTCCATGGCAGGCGTCATTATCAAGGCGCAGGCAATCTCTGTGGCGTCCGCGGCCGACCATTGGATGGTCTTTGCCACACTTGAGGACGAAGATTGGGGGACGCGCCTTGCCCGTTCCGTCCTGCACCACGCGGAGGCGCGCGCATGACTGCGAACACGATAAACCCATTCGCCAATCCCGAGCAGCGCCTTTCCAAGCTTTCGATGTTTGAGCTTGATAGCCTGTATGACGCCGTCGTGCTTGCTCGACGCACCCTCTCAGGCATTGTCAACCAGCCACGCTTTTTCGAAGGCGAGGACTACAACGGCGCCGGGGACGAGGTTGAAGGCCTGATAGATGCATTGATCGAGTTCGCGGGCGCCGCGGTGAATGTCGCGAAGACCGCAGACCCATCGAACCCCAGAGCTATGGAGGCGCGTGCTTGGCTCTTGTTGAAGTACTCGGTGGATTGTAGAGACAGCCTCTCAGCCTATGCCGCGGAAGCCGCAGGGTATGCTGCCCAACTGGAAATGCTGAAGAAGCTCAAGGCCGACGCATGAGATAATATCCGCTGGCTGCAGACGTGAGCCCGCTCCGCCTATGGGGCGGGTTTTTCGTTTGCTGATTTTCAAAGGGCCGGTAAGGTCACGGGTAACGAGGCGGTCAGCCAAAGCGCCTAGCAAGCGCTCTTGTTACCCCAGATGTTACCCTGGCAGGCTTTCGACGGAAACGGGAGGAGCTAAGTGATTGAGTTTTTTGGTGCCCCCAGAGAGACTCGAACTCCCGACCTACTGATTACAAATCAGCCGCTCTACCAACTGAGCTATAAGGGCACTTTCCGGGGATCGGAGTTACCATATTCTCTTTCCGTGTAAAGCAAAAAT